TCTTCTTGAAGTTCGCTTGTAGGTTGTGCTACATTAGATTCGATGCCAGCCGCTACTGCTCCTGTAGTTGGTTTATCTGGTAGAATAACGGATGCGCTCTTTTTCTCATCGTAATCTTTTTGAAGTTCTGCATTAATAGTATCTTTTGATACCGGTTTACCCTCTCTACGATATGATATATCTTTTTCAGAAGCAGGCGCTATTCCTCTATCGGCCAGTAGTTTCTTTTGTTCTGTAGTAAGATCAGTTAATTTTTCCGCTTCTTGGGCCAAGCCCATACTATCTCTAGCTTCGGCTCTTTTCTTTTTATCAGAAGTGAACAGATCATATCTCATATCACCAGGCTTTCCGGTGAAGACTCTTTTTGCACCTTCAAGCTGAGTTTTTACAAATCCTTTTGAAATTGCAGTACCCGTTGTCGTGTCTTTGCCACTGACGGCACGCTTCAAGCGATTTCTAAATGTGTCTTCTTTTCCTTTAAGACCCATATCATTCGCTTGAAAATATTGCTCTTTAGCTGCCTTCCCGGCATTCGCAAATCTAGTTGCGGCGTCTGTATTACCTGAAGCCTCTGCTACGCCTTGTCCTTTTTTAGCAAGCGCAAGTACCTCTTTGATACCTTTATTGAAACCTTCTAAGTTCTTCTCAGTTAACTTGCCAATTTCTTTGACAAGATCGGTCAGCATTTTACGTTCTTCGTCGGTATACTGTTCTAAGTCTTTGCTTATGTTTTCTGTGGCAGCCGATAAAATCTTAGCCGCTTTTTCACCATCAACGGTTGTTACCGAAAGAGGATTTGTAGTTTCCTTAATCTTTTCTAATTGAGTTTCTTTTCCGACACCAGAACCGGACGAACTTAATAGTTTTTTGATGTCTTTTGCTTGACCTATAACTTCATCCAGACGGTCGATAACAGGATCGGGCCCATTACCGGGGGTCTTCTGTAGTCTATCTGTTAGTCCTTGTAAATTACTGGCCATTGATTAAAAATCCTGTTGGTTCTTTTCTGCTTTTTTCTTCAAATGAGTCATCAACAATCCTATGTAAACTTCCCTTTCCCATGGCATCATATTTTCAAGTTCTGACAGACTATATTTGTGTTCTTGCATTAAAATAAAGTTTGTCTTATAATGATTCATCAAATTATCATGAGAAAGGGTTATTCGAAAAAATTTTCTACACCGTCTATTAATACCGTATTTTCTGTGTCACATTTCACGCAAGTATAATCAATTGTCTTTTCCAATCGAGGCGATGTCTGGAAAAACTCAACAATCTTCTCGAATTGTTGAGTAGAAAGACTGTTAATAAACGTTTCAACTTCTTCCTTGCCTTCTTCTGCCGCGTCATAGATTTCGTCATTATCAAAAATCTTTTCTACACATGACATAACAAGATCGAATGCCGGGGTTTCATCATCCACCAAAATCTCTGCTTTTGGATACTTCATAAACACACCCACATTGTCTGAAAGCATTATCTTATTACTATGATTTTCAGGAAAATCTACAGTAAGAGAATTCAAATCTAATGTGGTTTCAGTCTTATGTCCGCATTCACCGCAAATCAAAACGAAATCTGTGATATTGCCAATAGACTGTGAACGCAATTGAATAAAAGCATATTGTAGATCGAAAAACGGCAACTCTCTACCGTTTACATTTCCACCAGAACAAGAGGTCACAATGTCTTGCATGGCCTTTATCATTTCCTTTGGATCATTTGATTCTTGAGCCAAAATAAGTATCTTTTCTTCTTTCACAAGAAAGGGACGAAACTCAATTTCATTTGGTAAAGAATGTAACTTTACTCTGAAAGTTGGAGTAGTCATAATCGGCAACGGCATAATTTAGTCCTTCATTAATTAAACTGGTATTACAAACCATCTTTTATATGTAAACGTCACTGGCAATCTAACGGGCTGTGTATTGCTGTTAGACATCTGAATGGGTGCAATCGATCTGGGAAACACATCTTCTAATTCCCATTTAGCAACAACTTCATCTTTATTATTCAATGCAGTTACTATCATGCCTCCATAATATTTGTTTGGAAAAGCAATTTCTCTGGTTCTTTTACTGATAATTCCGCGCATCCAATCTCCGAAAAAGTCTTTTGCTGCCCATGTCACATCAACTAAAAACGTAAAGGTAATTGAGTCTCCACCAAAATCAATTGCACTGGCCCGTTGTTCATTTAAATTGTTGATTCTAACTGGTCTTGTTCCGAGAAGTATTCCTGGAATCATAGCATCTTCGACAAAGAGGGATAGATGATTGGCTGAACGACCTGCAGATGTTATGTGTGTGGCCATTTTTTGTCCACCGGGCACTCTTTTACCATCGTCGCCTTTCAGATCCGCTGGCGGAATTATTTGTACCTCAAATCTATGCGAACGAGCAAAATCTCTTTTTCTCGTCTCCGCGCGGAAATTTGCCAAGCTATTATGTGCTTGTTGCATTAAATTTTGCTCCTAGTGTCTCTGAAAACTGATTCTTTAGTTGCACCAACAAACGCTTCAACTGGTAAGAATATCGCTGCTTTCCAATCAACAGGATTAATTTTCATAAATTGCGATCTCACATGTGTAGTCAAATAATGTTTGATGCAAGGTTTAATTTCGGCTGCTGTTTGTAGACTATTTAAAAGATTATATGACAAGCGCATTTTGCTGGTTGGTGTAAGCGTCTTGGAATCCGCAAAGTTCATCAATTCACCCAAAACTTTTGCTCTTAACAGGTAAGGCAAATAGTGAACGTTAATGCCATAGAAACCGCCTTTAGCTGGACCGAACGGTAATACTAAAGGAAAAGTATCGTAAAACGGTAGTTCGTTTTTAAACTTCGGGTCATAGAAATACATATACATCGCACCAATCTCTACCTTACTGGTAAGACTGCCGATATCAGATTGCATCACTGTGTTTCCAGAAACTCTTGCGCCCACGAGGCTCTTAACGTTGCGCATATACCAGTCAATGGACTTCTGTCCATCTCCTACTTGCGCACGAAGTTTCTGAAAGGCGTTATTTGATGCCATTAACGGCCCTGACCTCTATACTTTTTAAAATTGCGGCGCTTATGCTTGTTCATCGTGCTTAGTTTGACTCCCTTGCGGCGAGGTGCAAATACTGCCTTTGTGTTTCCGGTTGCTTTAGCCATGGTATAAATCTCCTTAGTGTATATTTATGCTTTAATTCCAAGTTCTTTCTCAGTTAATATCATAAATTCCCAACCATTATCTTCGCAGAATTCAGTTGCATACTTCCACTTGGCTTGATTTACACCCCAAGTCATAACTTCATTTAGAAATTGTTTGGTCTTTCTCGCAGGAATTTTCGGCTGCTGAACAAATTTAGCAGGCTTTATTTCAATTAAGTATTTTTTTACTTTACCGCTACTCTCTTGGACTTTCATATAAAAATCTACAAAGTATCGATGAACTCTATTATCTTTGGGTGAAATATAAGGAATAGCCAGTTCTTCTGACCCCCATTCTAATACACTTGGATTACTATCGCACCATTTCATAAACTTTAGCTCCCAGCTAGAACGATATATAATTCTACCAGGATCACCAATATACTTCTTAGGATTTCGTATTTTGTAGAGACCTTTCATAGTCTCCTTTGTGTATGTCATATAAATAGTCCAAACCAAGCTCAATAGGATATTTATTAGAAATGGCAGAACAAACAAGAGCGCCGGCAAGTCCAACGCAGTCCTCTTCTTCTCCTTCTCCTGGAGGAAGATTTAATAGAGACACTTCGGGTATGGTCAACCCGTTTGATAAAGCAAACAAAGCGTCTAAGACATTTACGTATCCAGAAAGTTTAAACCCAGCCTTGGGGAAGGAAAACGAACATACTCACTGGATAGCTTTTTATCCTCTTGTTAGAGAAGGTACCAATGCGGCAAAAGCACTTGGTAGTAGAGGTACTATTTTTGAAACTTCAGGCCAACAAAGAGTCGATGCAGAACATGCAACAGCCGCTGGTGCTGCACTAGGTGGAAAACTTGCTGCCGAAACATTAGGTACTGCCGGTCTTGCAGGATTGAAGAGTATTATGGGCGCTAAAGGTGGGTTATCAAACTTCTTTAAATCTGGTGCGGCTGGAACAGCAGGCACTGTGGCAGCACTGGGTATAGCTGCCGGGGCTGCAGCCGGTGCGGCTCTTAATGGTATAGGCGCAAGAAGATTGATTATGGGATCCAGATCAATCGTTTTGGGCATTCAAGACAAACTTAGCTATGGCTATTCAGCAAACTATGATGTTGCTGATATAGGAGGTTTTGTCGGCGCCGCGGCAACGGGCAACTTTAGTGGAGAAGCCTCACTAGGAGATGTCGGTACCGATGTTGGTGCATTAGCAGCCAGAAAACTAGCAAGTCTTGCTGGTGCAATTGGCGGTAATCAGGTCACAAACTTAAAGGAAGCTACCTCAAAAACAGTAGAGAACCCGTATAAAGAGCAGTTGTTTAAAAATATGGGCTTCAGAAAATTTGGTTTTGAATATAAATTTGCACCTAGAACAGAACAAGAGGGCACTACAATTTTTGGCAAAGGTGGTATTATTGAGACGTTTGTTCAACATATGCACCCCGAACCCAGCAACGCTGGCGTATTTTTGATTTATCCTTCCGAGTTTTTGATTGTAATCTACCACAACTCCGGGTTAGAAAACACCTGGGTCAGAAGAATATCTAATTGTGCTTTAACGGGAATGAATATTGATTATGGCGGAGATGGGTTCACCACTTTTCAGAATACTAACGGTATGCCAACAGAAGCTACTGTTAGACTTGAATTTACCGAACTTGAAACACTTACAAACAAACGTTCAAAACTGGGATATTAATTATGTCATATTTTAGCAATTTTCCATCGGATATACTTAAAATTGGAAATGAATATAAGTATGTGACGGATATTTTCAGACGAGTTTATACAAATACGTTTTCTACGCATTATTCGGAACTAGAGACGGTAACTATTCCTGAAGGATATACGATAGAGCAAGTCAGCGATTTATATTATGGTTCACCCACATATCACTGGGTTATTATGATTTTAAATAATATCGTTGACATTAGAGAAGAATGGCCGAAGTCTACTACAGATTTGGTGGAATATTGTAAACTAAAATATGGCGGTCTAGAAGAATTATACGATGTTCATCACTATGAAAGCGATGACGGCATCACGGTACAATCTAGCTATGCGGAAAATAAAATTGCAATCACGAACATCGAATATGAAGAAATACTGAATGATGCTAAGAGAGAAGTCCAGATTTTAGAACCTAAGTATCTTAACTCATTCGTAACTAAATTCCAAACATTGATTTCGAGGTAATATAATGGCAGACGGCGTGACTAATCCTGATTATGAAGGTGATGGAGATCTTTTTTCAAATGAAGTAGACTTCGATGAGTCGGCTTTTGCCGAACTGAATCCTGCAATTCTACAAAAAGCCGGCGATGTTCTCTTCAATGAGATAATGTTAGTTACTAACGGTGGCATTATTGATATTAGAAATTTTGTGGTTGAAATCAATATCTATGAAGACATGTTCTCTCCCTGCTTACATGGAAATGTCATTATTCGTGACACACAAAACCTGATAGAAAAAGTTCCTCTAATCGGCGATGAAATATTAACTCTGGACATTTCTACTCCTCAGTTAGCTCAAGCGCCCTACGACCCAACAAATAAAATACAAAAATCATTTGCCGTATATGCCATCAAGAATAGATTTTTGTCGAACGAAGACAAAGAGCAATTGTATTCCCTGCACTTTATTTCGCTAGAAGGTATGGTAGATAATGTCACATATTTGTGTCAGAAGTATGAAGGCACAACAGATGAAATAGCAGCAAAAGTTTTTGATGATACGTTTAAGAATATTCCTAGATACTTAAACGATAAAAACACGGGAGCAACTGCACCTAAATCTGAATTTACCATCGGCGATACTCCACACACTTCTAAGGTTTCATTATTGCCTCCTATGTGGACACCTTTTCAAATAATGGGTTATCTATCAAAACGAGCATTAGGAACAAATGTTACCGATGCTCCGACGTTTCTATTTTATGAGACGACCAAAGGTTTTTACATGTGTTCTATAAACGATCTAATTAGATCACAGATGTCAGTTGGTTTTATTATGTCGAAGTTGAAGTATCGTAAGAAATATGAGGATGAACAACTAGGAGAAAATGCAATTCGTTTGGCGTATTCTCACGTTGAAAATCTAGAGTTTTTATCAAACGTTGACGTTCTTAAAGGTCAAGACTTGGGGCATTTCGCAAGCTCTCTTTTCACATTAGATGTAGTCAAGAAAGAATATGCGGCAACGTCATACGATCACGGGTTTGAGTTTCAGAAATATCCTCATTTGGGTAGTTATAAATCTGCGCCCGGTCAAGCGGGTCTGGTTCTGGATGAAAGCAAGAAATATAATTCAATTTTTCCTGCCACTGTTATGCGCTCATCCGACAGTAAAGTTTTTATTGAGTCTATACATCCCGGTGTTCTAGATAGTGCAGACCCAGAATTGATGAATCTTCATCCTGAAAAATATGTTCAGCAAAGAAACAGTCTGTTTTCTGACATTTCTACTATGAAAATGAAAATTAGTATTCCAGGTAGAACAGACATGGAAGTTGGTACAATCGTAGATTTTGATTATCCTTCCGTGGGGTCTGGTAGAAATGGTGAAACGGATGAGGACAGTGTTAAAGATATATGGATAAGTGGATATTATATGATAACTGCGATACATCATCAAATTACAAAATTGAGACATAATATGATTTGCGAAATTGCTAAGGATTCTTATTTGAAAGAACTTGTAGCCGAAGAAGCATCTCCAGCACCCGCGGCGCCGCCACCAACAACTAATCCTCCTTCTTCACCAGCTTCACCGACTACTACCCCAAAAGCTACTCCTGTTCCAACCAAACCAACTAAATAGACTAATGGAGTTACTTATACTATGATGGATAATAGAACAACTAATAATGTTGGTCAGTTTTACTGGTGGTTCGGCGTGGTCGAAGATCGCGACGACCCTTTACGTATGGGCAGATGTCGTGTCCGTATTATGGGTTACCACATAGATAGCAAAGAAATACTTCCTACCGAAGATTTGCCGTGGGCTGTTCCTATTATGCCTGCAAATAATCCTTCAATATCTGGAGTGGGCGGTTCGGCAAACGGCGTAGTCACCGGAACTTGGGTGGTAGGTTTCTTTGCCGATGGTTCAGACGGACAACACCCGATGTTTTTTGGCACAGTCGGTGCGGTACCTGGCGGACTTGACGGTGACGATTGTATACCTGCAGGCGGCAATTCTGCAAGTGATGCCGCTGGAGATACTGGTAATACTGGTAATGGCGGTATCGCATCTGGTCCGTTCATGGAGGTTGCTGCTAAATTTATTGCTTACTTCGAAGGAATTTGTGATCCGGCAAGAAACATCGGCGACGGTGAAATAACTATTGGTGCAGGCCACGTGATCTATGCACCAGAAGCAAAAACTGGTTATGTTAATATTGGAGATGGCACAAAAATTAAATTGGCATCTGCCAACGGCGCAGGAACTAGAATTACCAGAGCACAATCACTAAAACTTCTCGAATTTGATCTACAGAAATTTGCGGCCAAGGCAAAGGCAGCATCTGGGCCCACATGGGACAAGATGAATGATAATCAAAAGGCGGTAATGATATCCTACACATATAACTGTGGTCCGGGTGGACTTAGAAGTCTTATGAAAAAAGGTCTTGAGGGTGCTATAATGAGCGGAGATATTAAAGCTGCGGCCGAAATAATTAAAACTCGCGGAACTAGAACTGGTAAAGGAATGGGTGTTCTCACCGGTCTAGTGAGGCGCAGGGCCGCCGAAGCTGTTCTATTTGATACCGGTCGATTACCTGGATAGGATTATTATATGTCATTACTACAAGCAACCAGTCTAATTACATCGGCAGTCAAGGCTGTCAAAACTGGTAAACTTCCTGATTTATCATCAACAGTAAATGCACTGTCTTCGGCTGGCGTTTTGTCGCGAGATCAAGCCAAAGCAGTTAAGTCTGGTTTGTCTCTAGCAAACACAATCGAGCAAGGAAAAACTCCAAGTTTATCTGCGGTAACTAGTGGATTGGCGGCAGTAGGCTTGCTAACAAAAACCGGAGCAAATAGTTTA